GTAAAGTATATGGCCTTGGTGGGATGATTGAAGTTCAAACGGATTGACATTTGTTGAGTTCCCGAGGTCTTGATCTCGGGAGATGTCTCCTTACCGGTGAACTGAAGCTGCTCGACCAAATATTCGTGGCTCATCTGAGAAAAGCGTCTACGTTCATCGGTGTCCAAATAAAAGAAGTCACTGTACAGCTTCGGGTTGGAGGACATCTTAAGACTGGTACCGGAGCTGGCAGCGCTGACAGCGCTATCCATGGTCCTGCTGACCTCCTCCGCAGATGCAATATCGATGGTGATTCTGACCTCGTGATATTGTAAAGCAATCAACGGTAGTGCAGCACCCGCGCTTCCCTTCGAGAACCAGAAGTTGATCGGGAGGTACAGCTTGCGTTCACCATTCTTATCATCGTCTTCTGCAGTTTTAAAAGTCTGCGTCTTATTTCCTTCAGCCGAGTTGCCGGTCATCAGCTCGTAACCTTCCTTCTTCTCCGCGCGGCACGAGAGGTGGTGCCAGAGCTCCATCCAGCGGCCGTAGATCTTATCGATGCGCTGACCGCCGATCTCGACCTCCGCGGACTTGATCAGCGCGTGGCCGAGCTTCGAGACGTATTCCTGCTTGGTGCCTGGGGGGACGCCTGGAAGTTCGACCTCAAGCCAGAGACGGTGGAGCAGGTCACCGTTGCGGCTGATCACCGCGACGAGACGGTTGCCAAGGTTGTCGGAATTGGACTGAAAAGTCTGCTGTACCGCTTCAACGCTGAAATTTGTATGACGGCGGTAAAGATTCTTGAAAAAAGTTATTTGTGAGTTACCGGTGAGATAAACATCTTGCATTCCATAGGCAACGAGCTGCATCAGTCCACCGCCTCCCATTTTGTGATATTCATAACACAGATTTTTTTTGAAGAAAGAAATGCGTATAATTTTATGAATGCGTACCTTGTAATAATAAATGTTTACGCTGGCTTCTGAATTTCGAAGGCGAGCTTCGCGGAACTCGCTGGGACGCTCTCCATCGCCGAATCATCCGGGATGTCTTGTCCATACCAGAACTGTAGCTTTCCGTTGGAGATGTCCGCCACGATCATCCAATGCCCGTCGGTCGAAGCGAGGTCGCCAAGGTGCACCACTTGCGACCGCTCACTGGTAGTGAGTCTAGAGACGAGCGTGTCGTTGAATGGCTTCGTTTTCTTATCTAGAACTATGTCTTCGGAGATCTGGAATGCAGAAAGTTGCTGTGTGGAGTTGGACGTTTCGCTTGATCGCGTGTACAATATCTCCTTGTCAGATGCACCCTTGATAATAACACCCGCCCCCGTGGCAGTGGCGTCGGTAGGGCTAGCGACGACACCGAGCTCTATAGTTTTGTCTTCGACCGTGAGGGTTGCACTGTTGATTGTCGTCGTCGTGCCCTGTACGTTCAAATTCCCTTCTATCGTCACCTCCCCTCCAACGGAAAGGGTGGTTCCCACGACCACGGAACTGGTGACGGTTGCCGTCTGTCCAACTGTCAGAGAGCCACCAACACTGAGCGTGCCTTTTAAGACGGAGTCACTCTCTGCTGTGAAGGATCCGGTAACGTCAAGTGCATCTCCTAAAAATACGGTAGAATTTACACTGAGTGTGCTGTCGAGAAGCGACGCACCACCGATCCTGATCGCATTTGTTATATCACAACTGGCTCCGATGGAAACGGTTGAATCTAACACAACTGCTCCATTAACACTGAGAGTTGAACCGACTGTAGCCGCACCATCAAGCGTGTAGTTTCCTCCACACGAAAGATTCTGTGCGAGGAATGTGTCGCTGCTGACACTGAGACCTCCGTTGATTGTAATGTTGCCGCCCAGGTCGTTTACAGTGCCCCATGCAACATGGCCACTATTTCCTACATTCCTCAGTGTATATACTTTATCTGCATCCATGGTATTGCCTCCAAGAATCGGTATTTTCAATCCAGTTAGAAGAGTTCCTTGAGCTACATGATCACTAATGGTTTGTGCCGTCGTCGTGGTATTTGTAAGGATACCTATAGACAATGCATTGTCCCATACACCAGTTTCTAATACTTCGGTTTTAGTGTCACCACTCAATCCTCCTTTCACCTTCAACTTTCCGTTGTCCGGTCTTGAAGTATCGCCCGAATCGATTACAAGATCACCATCGGAACCATTAAGATTTGGAGCATGTATGACCGATATCTGTCGAATCGTACGTGCCAGAATTCCTGCCGTCTTTATCGTTCCCAACGAATTCAGACCGGTTATAGGCACGCTTGTCACAGATGACATGATGATATGTATGCAGAAAAAAATCAAGTTAAGAACAGTGGTTCTTCTTCTGAATGATCTTCTACGACTACACAATACAAATCACAACTGTCTTCGCATAGAACGTGTTTGAAGGGTATTTTAATATGTGTATCATATGCATCCAACGGCACGTATGCTATGAATGTATCTGCGGTCATTGAATATGCCCATAAAACGACTGGTATGAATCCAAACACGTTATTATCACGTGGCATGGCAAATCTTCTGTCAAATACATCTTCGGTGACAGGCAGAGCTACAGCCACAGGCCGTCCACTGGATATACAGCTTGTGATATCCTTAATAGTTTTATCAACCCTAAATAGTTGTACAGGTATGGATTCATGTAATTGATTGAGAAGCTCCGAAAACGCGAATTGATTACAGGTCGAATCAGGAGCTTCTAAGTCGAGTTCATACCCATGTTTTTTCACCTCAAAGTCTATTATCATATGTGCTACTTTTCCCGCAGGTGAACCTGTCGTGACAAACGAATCGCTCATTTCTTTGATTCTGAAAGTTTTGGGTGCGGAATCACTGGCAGTAAATAATGTAGTATCTTCATCCGGAGAACTGATGTAATCCTTTACAGTCTCGCTGCCGGCATACCCAAGCAACCACCACAGCGCTTCCATATAAAATTACATAACAATTATTACATTCTTTATGTTACGCACCAATCTTTTTTTTATGTCTTCTTTATAATGACAGAAACAGATTCCAATTATAATACACTCATAATTGTCATGCTCGCAAGTGGGTACTACTATTTAACTACAAGAAAGAAAAATGAAGAGGAACACCCCACAAAGAGTGAAGATAATTATCACTTCCCCCTAGCTGTAGCTGCAGTACTTGTTTATTCGCTGCGAGAGGAAATAAATATAACGATAACAAAAGACCGTGTTTTACTGGGTATAGCGATATCATTATCTAACTATTTTATGGAAGATGGTAGTGCATTGAAGGCATCGTTTGCTGCTCTTGCGACATTAATATTAGGACCAGCAATAACCCATGAAAAATAAAATTCTCAATGTACCATATAATGTCGTTGGCCGGTGGTATGGACATGAGTTCACCGGATATGAGTATGGGCACACCCGACATGGGCATGAGCCCGCCT